GGGTTCGGGTCCACATGGAGGGGGGATCGTCCGCGACGAGCGCCCGCCAGCCGGGCGCAAGCTCCCCGTAGGGGCCGATGGCCCCTACGCGCTGGCCACAGGCCAGCGCGGTTTCCCACGGGCGGGGGTAAACCTCCCGCCGGAAGTGGCGGTAACCGATGACGTGGTCCATGCTCTCCTCTCCTACGGTAGACGGCGGGGTCGCCGCTACCTGACACCGGCTCCCGCCGGCTGCCTCCGTCCGCCAGCTCGGGACGACCCCGAGCTGCCCAGCCAGGACCACCGTGGAGGTGGAGGCTCCCTGGCCTACCGGTCGAGGACCGGCGTTCAGGTCGTCAGCGGGAGCCGCAGCTCCCGGCGGACCCGCTTGATCTGGTCGGGACGGAGCGTCCCGATCCAGAAGGACCCCCAAAACACCCGGCCGTCATCGGCCAGGTGGACGAGGGCGTACTCGCCCTCGGGCTCGCCAGAGCCCGAGCACGCCTCACAGCCCTCGTCACACGATCCGTCGCACAGGCCCCAGGCCCGACGGGCCCTGGGGCTCATGCTCCTGATCTCGATCACGGTCATATTTTCTCCTTGCGCCGGCTCCGTTCAATGGCCGAGGCGGAAGTGCCCCGGCACCGACCAGCATAGCCGATGGTCAGTCCTTGAACTCCTGCTCTGAAAGAGCAGCCTGGATCTCCCCCTCCTGAGCCGGCGGGACGTTGCCCTCCAGGTCCGGCGACAGGAGCTTCCCCCGCCGGTTGTCCACCTTGGTCTCGTTGAACATCCCCAGGACCGTGCCGAGGTCCGCGCCCAGCCCAGCACCCACTTCAAGGCAGCGCACGTACTCGACCCGGAAGACGCGCGAGATGGACCCGTACTGACTCCACCGCATCGCGTAGCCCTGGGACCACCAGGCGGGGCACAGGTACGCCAGCAGGCGCGCCGCCTGCCGGAAGATGGAACGCGCCGCCTCGCGCGAGACCACCGGCATCCTCAGTTCGCACAACGCGCCCAGCTCGATCAGCTCGGATGCGATGTCCTCGTCCAGCGCCAGCACCAGCGAGACCTGGATGGCGTGCATCAGCGTCGGGTGCCGGGGATGCGTGAGCCGCCACACGCTCCACGATTCGTCGATGCCACGCGCCAGCGACGTGGCGCTTACCTCGACCCCCAGGCCGAGCGCGTCCGTTACGCGCCGGGCGACCAGCGCCCGGACCACCCGGAGGTAGCGCTCGTTCGCGTGGCTGACGACCCGGATCTCGGGCGCCGGCGTCACCAGCTCCTCGACCTGCCGGGCCAGGTGGTCCGCCCAGACGCGCTTCGCCTCCGGGCTCATGTTCCCGATCGCCGCCGGTGGGGCGGGCAGGCGCTTGCCCCTCACCTTCCAGACGCGCCCGCCGTCGCTGAGGAAGAACCGGGTGTGATACGGCACCACGCCCAGGTAGCGGTGCTCCATTCCGAGGTGGACCGAGCCGGCGTTTCGGATCGCCTCGGTCTTGACGCGCCCGTGCTTGTCGGACCGGAACCGCCACCACGCGATGGCTTCGCCGTAGGCGGTCCAGTCGAAGCGTCCCTGATCCACGACCTGGGACACGGTGATCGTCTCGCCCCGCCACTCGCCGGCCTGATTCTGGGGGAGCATCCCCTCGCCGCCGGCGACCCGCAGATTGATGACCTCCGCGTCGTCACGATCTTCTGCCAAGTTGACACCCTCTCGACCCACGGTGTAGATCGTCGGCACCCGGACCGTCAAGCCCGGGTGCCACCGACTACGCCCCCGCTCGGGAGCAACCCATGCAGTCCGACCCGCTCTACCCGGTAGAGCTTGAACGCGCGATCCTCGGCAACCTGCTGCTCAAGGAGGGCGCCACCTTCCCCCACGTCGAGGAGTTGCTGCGCGCCGAGAGCTTCGGCAGTCGCCAGCATCAGGTGCTCTGGACCTGGATCCAGGAGCGCTACCGGAACGGGAAGCCAGCGTCGGCCGAGGCGCTGATCGCCGGCCGGGCCGAGTTCGACCTGGACCAGGACTTCGGCGGAGCCGCCTACCTGGAGGGGCTGGGCGACCGGGCCTGCCTCGATTCGGTGCTGGCCAGCCACGCCGAGCAGGTGGCCGGAGCGGCCAAGGCCCGGAGACTGCGGGTCAGCCTGGAGAGGACGACCGAGGCGCTGGCGAGGGGGCACGACGACGTGGACCGGGTGCTGGCCGAGCATGAGCAGGAGGTCATGCGGATCGCCAGCGGGGCGAGCCGCGTCACGTCGGTGCTGTCCATCCGGGAGGTCGCCGCCGAAGCCAAGAGCCGGAGCAAGCGCATCGTCGCCGGCGAGAAGAATCTGGAGTTCATCCGCACGGGCTTCCCCTCGCTCGACAAGCACTACTCGGGCTGGCCCCGAGGTCTGCCGACCGCGCTCGGCGGGCGGCCGAAGATGGGCAAGAGTACGTTCATGCTCAGCGCTGTGCTGCGCGGCGCGTCCGACCGCTACGGCGACGGCGCGGTGCCGCAGGGCATCGTGAGCCTGGAGATGAAGGGGAGGAAGCTGCTCTACAAGCTGGCCGAGACCTGGAGCGGCGTGCAGTCGGCCCGGATCTTCGAGCGCCAGGCGAGCCCGGAGGAGTTGGACCGCTGGCATGAGAGCTTCGACGTGCTCGGCGAGATGCCGATCTGGATCGACGAGACCGTGAAGGACGTGGTCGGCGTGCAGTCCGCGGTGCGGCGGATGGCCCGGATGCACGGCTGCCAGGTAGTGTACCTCGACTACTTCCAGCTCGTGAAGGTCTCGCTCGCCAGGGACGGCGGCAACGCCACCGCCGTGCTCGACCAGCTCAGCGACGGACTGCGGACCCTGGCGAAGGAGGAGGACATCGCGCTGGTGGTGATCAGCCAGCTCAACCAGGACTGCGAGAAGCGGGTGACCGGCGGCCGGCGCGGGGTGCCGGGACCGGGCGACTTCCGGGGGACCGACAAGATCCTCCAGGACGCCGGGCTGGCGGCCGGCGTGTACCGCGAGTTCTTCTACCACCCGCCCCGCAAGTTCGTGGGCGGCCAGTACACCGAGGGCGAGTTGGCCACGCTCCTCCAGCCCGTCGAGTTCGTGCCCATCGGGGTGCGGGAGCGGGCCCGGGAGAAGGTGGAGTTGTACGTCCGGCTCGCCAACGGGCGGGTCTACGACCCGCTGGATCCTGACTTCCAAGCGCCCGAGTGGACCGGGCGGGTGGGCGACTCCGGGTGGCTTTCTTTCGGCGGGAGTTGACACTCGCGCCATTGAGTGTAAAGCTGACACGTCAGCCGAATCCGGCTGGCTTCCAACGGAGGAACAGAAGATGGCTCGCCACGAGTTGACCCGTGCTCAGGTCTTGGAGCATGCGCTCGAAATCGCGGAGGAGTACCGGGCGGACAACCTGACGCTCACGCTTCGGCAGATGTACTACCAGTTCGTGAGCCGCGGGGATGTCCTGACCGAGGCCCGCTACGACGGCAGCCATCCGGTGGACTGGCTCGACACGACCGAGGCATGGGAGTTGGACGCGCTGGAACCGCGAGTCCTGTGCTCTCTCATCCGGGAGAACGCATGAAACCGAGAACGACGCAGGTGGACGGACGCAGCATCGAGGCGGTGTTGCGGGAACTGCGCCGCCCCTTCCTCGACGAGGAGGTGGAGTGGCGGGTGGAGCGGGTGTCCAACGGCAGGGCCAGCCTGCTCTGCTACCTGGACAGCCGCGCCATTCAGAACCGCCTGGACTCTGCGGTCGGCCCCGCCGGCTGGCAGACCGAGGTGAAGATCCTCGACGGCATCTTCATCGTCGGGATCGGCATCCGGTTCGGCGACGAGTGGGTGTGGAAGCGGGACGGCGCCGGCCAGCGGAAGATGCACGGCGACCAGGCCGAGCTCCACGAGGGCAAGGCCGGGGTCTCCGATGCGCTCAAGCGGGCCGCGGTGCTGTGGGGCATGGGCCGGCACATCTACGACCTGCCGGAAACCTGGGTGAACATCAACCGGGAGCGGCCACCCAAGGAACTGCCCCGCCACCGGGTGGTCATCATCCGGGGCAAGGAGGGCGCCGGCTGGGCCGAGGCCCCGAGCGTGCGCCAGCTCCAGGCGCACCTGCTGGGCATCGAGGACACGGTGCGCGGCATCGCCGACCCGCAGAAGCGGCGCCTCGCCCGCATCGAGGCTGTGCGCCTGCGCCTCGGTTGGCCGCCCCCCGGGCCGAACGCCCAGATCGTCTACGCGCTGGAGGCCGCCTCCGCCGTGTGGGAGGGCGAAGCCGTGCGCGTGCCCGGCGGGCGGAACCCGTCGAAGCTCTCGCCCGAGGCGTTGAAGATCGCCAGTCACCGGCTGGTGGACTGGTGCGAGGCGGGCACGGTGCAGCATGAGATGGACCGGTACGCCCGGGCGCTCGCCCGTGGCGAGGCGGCGCCTCCCGCCCCCGCCGCCCCGCCCGAGGAGGAGGAGGTGGCGTCGAGTCCGCCCGCGGGAGAGCCGGAGGGGGGCGGGCATGACCCGCTCCCCTGGGAGTGAAGCCGTGCCCCGCCCGCCCATGAGCTACCCGGGCCCCAACGGCATGAAGTGCTGGGGGCATATGGACTTGAGGACCGACGTGTTCCACGAGGGATGCCCCATGCACCAGATCTGCGCGCGCGCTGGCGAGTGCCGGGGCATCCCCTTCTGAGGTCGATCGACGATGCCGATCAAGAACCAGTTTACGAACCTCTCGGTCCAGACCGGATTCCTGGTATGGATCCGGGACGTGCCGGTGCCCGAGGGACACGCGCTCAAGGTCCAAGGCCTGCTGCGCTGCCCCACCGAGACCCGCACTCCCGACTACATCCCCTTCTGCGTGCACGGGAAGAAGAGCCGGCGCCTGCTGGGGCTGCCCACCGAGCAGGACCGGGACGGCAACCCGAACCCCGAGGGCGGGATGCTGCTCACCATCCAGGGGAAGCTCAGCAGCAGCCCCGAGGGAGCCTTCGTCGTGGTGGACGAGGTGTGCGAACTGGACGATGCCGAACCCGAACCGGAGGTGACGACGTGAAAGAGTCCATCAAGTGGACAGGCTGGCCCTACAACTCGACCAAGGGCACAGCCGAGTGGGCGCTGCCCAACTTCGCCGGCATGGTCGCCGAGAAGCTGGAGCGCGGGTACGCCGGCCCGGCCGACATCGAGCTGGACGAGGCGCACGTGGGCCGGCTGGTGTTGCGCCAGCTCCACGAAAAGCGCGAGCGCCGGAAGGGGATCGAAGCCCTGCGCCTCTCCGCCGCCGGGGCGTGCCTGCGCCGGCTGGCCTACGACTTCCACGGGGCCGAGCCCGATGGCTTCGTGGCCGACTCCTCGTCGGTACTGGCCTTCGGCACTGGCGATGCGACCGAGGCGCTGCTGGTGGCGGCGCTGCTGGGCGCGATCCCGAAGACGCCCGGCATCCTCACCCTGGAGAAGTACGGGGAGAAGCAGCAGGCGGTCAGCGTGCGGGTGCCGCTGAATCCAACCTCGAAGCTCGCCGATGCGCTGCGCGTGCCGTGGGTGGGCGTGCCCGTCTACGGACACCCGGACGGATTCGGGCGCTGCCCGATGTGGCCCAAGGGCGAGCCCGTCCCACGAAAGGAGCAGCCGTTCGTGCTGGAGGTGAAGTCCATGTCGGACTTCGGTTTCAAGCACTTCCGGGAAGCGGGGATGCCGCCCTACGACGAGGACGGGAAGCCGAACGGCTACTACTGGCAGACCCAAGCCTACCAGCTCGCCCACCGCCAGGCCGGGGTGGACGTGGAGTGGAGCTACATCATCGCCTTCGGGAAATCCGTGGCCGCCAAGGACGCCGTGATCGCGGATATTCCGCCGGGGAAGAACGGCAAGCCCCTGAGCCGGTACATCGAGGAGGACCCCGAGCGGTGGGGCCGCAAGAGTGCCCTGCACGGGGTGTGGGTGCGCCGGGACGAGGAGGTCCAGCAGGCGATCCTGGAGCGGTTCGCCACCATCATCCACAGCAGCCAGCCCGAGGACATCGCCATCCCCTTCGGGCCCGACCGGTACGGACGGCTCAACTTCCCGTGCGACTGGTGCTCCTACTGGCGCCGCTGTTTCCCCACCGCGCGCGAGGTCGCCGCGCAGTACAGCTTCCCGCAGACGCAACAGAAGATCCAGGTCCGCATTCCCGCGAGCCCGGAATCTCCCAACCCCGAATCGACCGAGGAGTAGACCATGAGCATCAACCACAGCGTGCTGGGCGGCGTGATCGTGAGCCCGCCCCAGACCAACGAGTACGGCGTGAGCTTCCGCCTCAAGACCTGGCGCACCCACAAGGGGCGCGTGTTCTTGACCTCCCACAACATCGACGTGGGCGGCTACGCAAAGGAGGTGGTCCAGAACCTTCGGGTCGGCGACTGCGTCGTGGTCCAGGGCACCACCGAGATCAAGAAGATCGAGAAGAACGGGCAGGATTCCTGGTTCACCCAGGTCCGCTGCTTCGAGGCGGCGGTGGCGAAGTTCCCGATCCCGCCCGAGGTTCAGCAGCAGATCCGCGGGGGTGGGGGTGGCCAGGGCGGCGGCAACTGGGGCGGGGGTGGCGGGCCGCGCCGGCAGCCCCCGGCGCAGCAGCCCCAGCCCCCGGCGCAACCCCAGCCCCAGGAGGAGTGGGACGGTGGCTACGGTTCTCAGCAGCCCCCGGCCGAGGGCGGCGGCGGTGGTGGGTGGGGCGGCGGAGGCTGGGAGTAGCCATGCCCCCCGCCGATACCGTGTTGCCCCACGAGCTGGTGGAGTTCAGCGAGGTCGCGCTGCTGGTGGCTATCGCCAGAACCGACGCGCATGGGCGCGAGTCCCTGGTGGTGGACCGTGACGGCGAGGTGTTGGGCGGCGCCTTCTGCGACAGCACCGGGCGCGTGTTCACCTGGCAGCGCCCGTGCTGGCCCGGCCTGGAGGTGTGCTGATGCGACCCGCCATGTACCTGGACGACGTGGAGCGGATGCTCGCGGACACCCTCGCGGGGGCCGACGCGGACGGTGCCCTGATGGGCTTGCGCGACACCAACGGCGTGCACGTCTACACGAGCGCGCTGCCGTCGCTTCGCCGGCTGGTCCGCCACCTCCGCGAACTGAACGAGCAGGCGGCCCGAGACCACGCCACCATCCGCTCGCTCTGCGGGCCCCGGCAGAGCACGTGAGTCGCCGCCGCGTCTTCGTCGGTATCGACACCGGCAAGCACGGCGCGATGGTGGCGCTCGACGAGGAGAAGCGCCCGCTGCTGGTGCGCGCGGGAGGCTACTTCCTCGTCGGTGACAGGGCGTCCGACTACGACGAGCAGCGCATCCTCACGGCGCTGGACGACGTGGCCGCGCTCGGCGGCTTCCCCGAGTTCGCCCTGGAGCGGACCCGGGGGATCCCCGGGATGTCCGCCATCTCCACCTGGGGCATGGGCCACGGCTACGGGCTCTGGAAGATGGCGCTCACCGCCCGCACGCTCACGCACCGAACGCCCTTCCCTCAACAGTGGCAGCGGGTGCTCTCGACCACCGAGGGCTCCGACATCAAGACCCGGTCCATCAAGCACTGTCAGGCCCAGGTCCCGGCGCTGAACCTCCGACCGAACACGCCCCACCAGAAGCCCCACGATGGGCTGGCGGACGCCGCCAACCTGGCGCTCTGGCTGATGTGGATCGACCGGGCCCACCTCGACGGCTAGCTCTTGACGTGTCCTGACTCTTCAACCCCGAGGAATCACCCGATGGAATCGCTCTTCAAGCACCTGGAACCCGACGACACCGCGCGCGTGAAGCGAGCGCTCCCGCCCGAGGTCTTCGGCGTGATGCACAAGCGCCGCACCATCCTGGCTGGCGGGTTCATCCGCGCCACGATCGTCGGCGAGGAACCGAAGGACATCGACCTGTTCGTCCGTTCCAAGGACGAGGCGATCCAGGTGGCGCACGCGCTCAGCAAGGACGGGCACGCGCTGGTGACCCCAAACGCGATCACGCTGCGGGCCGGTTACCCGGTGCCGGTCCAGGTCATCCACCGCTGGACCTACCAGAACGCCCGCGAGCTGCTGGACAGCTTCGACTTCACCGTGGCCCGGGCCTGCATCGAGGTCGATGCCGGCGGACGGGGAGACGGGCTCTGCGACGAGCGCTTCTACCGGGACCTCGCCGCTCGCCGGCTGATCTACCGGGCGCCGATCCGCGAGGAGGAACCGGGCGGGTCGCTCCTGCGCGTGCTGCGCTTCCACGCCAAGGGCTACCGGATGCCGCTGGCGGACTTCGCCGCGGTGGTGAACCGCGCCTGCGCGAAGCTCGACTTCTGCGCCGACCAGGAGGCCGAACTGCTGGCCCGGCTGCGCGAGGTGGACCCCCCGAACGAGCAGGGCCTCGACGTGGTCCTGACGTTCCTCGCGGACGCCGTGCGTGGGCTGGCGAAGGAAGCCGCGTTGACGGAGAGGGGCCACGCCTTCGTGGAGGAGCACAGCTACTGCCAGCACGAGGACTGCTTCGCGCTGCGGGAGAAGCCGGAGATGCACAGTCACCCCTGCCCGATGCCGGCGAGTGCCGCGGTCCCGACCTGGACCTGCCCGTCCTGCGGGCGGGCCGAGTACACCGGCGTCCCCGACGCCTGCGCCAGTTGCTCCTGGAGCGCACCGACCCCGCCGCCACCCGCGATCGCCACGTCCGGCTACGCGGAGGCGACCTGCCCCGAGTGCGGACACGTGCTCCCCGCGCACGCGGGGGAGTGCACGTTCCTGGCCAAGGCGTTGGCCGAGGAGTGCTCCTGCGCGGCGCCGCGCGTCGTGAACGATCGCTGCGAGAACTGCGGCGGGAAGGTCGCGCTTCCGCTCTGACTCCCCTCTGTTAGGCTCTCCTCCTCCCCTCGTTCCAAGGTGTCGCAACCAATGGACAGGTCGATAGTGCGGTCGGTCGTGGAGCGGACCGATCTGCAAGCACTCGTTTCCAAGCACGTCGTCCTCCGTCGAGCGGGGGCCGCCTTCAAGGGGCGGTGCCCGTTCCACGAGGAGAAGACCCCCAGCTTCGTGGTTACGCCGGCCCGGGGCTTCTACTACTGCTTCGGCTGCGGCGAGTCCGGGGACGCGATCGACTTCCTCCGCAAGCTCCGGGGCCTGGACTTCAAGGCCGCGGTCCTGGAGCTGGCCGACGCCGCCGGGATCTACGTGGAGGAGGGCGCCTTCTCCGCGCCGGCCCGCATCCGGGTGGTCGGCCTGCGCCGGGTGGCCGAGGTGGCGCTCGCCTGGTTCCGCTCGCAGCTCACCCCCTCCGGGGCGGGTCGCTACCTGGAAGGGCGCGGCTACGACGCGGCGCGGATCCAGGCCTGGGAGTTGGGCGGGGCGCCGGATGGCTGGGACGGACTGGTCCGCCACCTCCGGCAGCAGCAGGCAGACCCCGACGACGCGGTGGACCTGGGCGTGCTGGTGCGGCACCCCGAGACCGGGCGGGTCTACGATCGCTTCCGGGGACGCGCGGTGTTCCCGCTGCGGGACGAGTCCGGGCGACTGGTGGGCTTCGCCGGCCGGAAGATGGAGGGCGGGGCGCCGGGGCCCAAGTACGTGAACACCCCCGAGTCGCCCGTGTACCGGAAGGGGGCGATCCTCTACGGCGCCCACCGGGCGCTCCCCGCCATCTCCCGCAGCCGGAGCGTGGTCCTGGTGGAGGGCTACACCGACGTGCACGCCTTCCACGCCGCGGGCGTGAAGAACGCCGTGGCGCTCGCCGGGACCGCGCTCACCGAGGAGCTGGCCCTGCGCCTGCGCCGGCTGGTCCGCACCGTGTACCTGGCCGGGGACCCGGACGCGCCGGGGCAGGCGGCGATGCTGGAGCACATGCGCGCGCTGGCGGGCGGGCTCGACGTGCGACACGTCGAACTGCCTGACGATCCTCAGGGCACGCTGGAGGCGCACGGACCGCAGGCGCTCCGGGACGCCGTGGAGAGGGCGAGTTGCGCGCTCGCCTGGACTGCCCGGCAGGTCTCGGCCGCCCACGACTTCACGCCGGCGGGGCGGTCCAAGGTGGCCGCCGAGTTGGTGCCCGTGCTGCGCCGCTACCGGGGCGTGGAGCGCGAGCAGTCGGTACGGCTGGCTGCCGAGTTGGCCGGGGTGTCTCCGCGCAGCCTGGCGGCCCTGGTGGGCCGAGAAGGGGCATCGCTCCCCGCCGACCCCGACGCAATCCAGGTAGCCGTCCTGGACCCGGTGCTGCGTGAGGTGGTCTGGTGCCTGCTCCACCACCCCGAGCTGGGGGCCCGGTTCCGGGCGGCGGACCCGGACTGGTTCCCCGTCGAGCTCCGCTCCACCTTGGCGCTCCTGGCTGTCGGCCGGCAGCAGGACGCGCTGGCCGCGCTCCCCCGGGAGTGGGTGCCCGCCGTGGCGGCGCTCGCCTGCGAGGAGTCCCGGCACGGGCTGGGGCAGGTGGAGGGGGTGCTGGACGAGAGCCTGCGGCGCATCGAGCTGGCCTACGTCCAGGCGGCGGTGGGGGCCCAGACCAACGGACACCGGCTCCAGCTCCAGCGCCGCCGGCTGGAGCTTCGGGCCTCCCTCAAGGAGCGCGCGTGAGACTGCTCGGCCGCTTCCTGTTCCTGTGCGGGCTGGCGCTCGCGTTCGTTTTTGTGGTCCTGGAGAGTGGGTGCGCCCACCGGCGCCAGTCGAAGCCGGCCGACCACCCCTGCTGTCCGGGCGAACCCTGCCCCGAGGAGCACCCTGGCTTTCAGCGCTACTTGGGCCGGTAGCCCGCCGCGAAGGCGGCCCGCCCCTGAGCCTGCGCCTTCTTCTTCGCCCGCTGCTGGCTCGCCAGGTTCCCGGTCTTGTAGGTGTAGACCTTCCCACGCTTCCCCCAGCGGTAGCCGGGCTTGCCCTTTACCTTGACCTTCCGCACGGGCACGGGGTCCTCAGCGAATGGGCAGCGCGAGCAGGATCACCACCGCGATCACCAAGCCGAGCAGGGCCGCCCGCCCGAGGTCGCGCAGGGTGAACGGCTCGGGCCCGGGGTCCGACCGGGAGCGGATCGCCTCGATCTCGTCGTCGGTGAGGTAGCAGCCCTCGATCCGGTGCAGATCGTCACGGGTCATGGGGAACCTCCGCAGGAACGGTAGGGGACGTGGATGCCGGGGCGGCGGCGAATGGGAGCGTCGGCATCGTCGCCTTCAAGCCCAGGAAGCCCGAGAGGATGGTCAACAGCACCACGATCTGCTGGGGCGTCCAGCCGCGCAAGAGCTTCGAGAGCATCCCCTCGCCCTGCCTCGCTTCGGCCCGGTCCAGCACGCGGGCGGTCCGTTCCAGCAGCTCCCGCATCGCGGCGCGCGACTCGTGCCCATCCACGTAGCGGCGGATCAGGTCCACCTGCTCGTCCATGTCGTCGTCGCAGGCGGTCTCCAGGGCGTCGAGCGCGTCGAGAACTTCGGCGCGGGAAGGGATCTCGGTGGCCATGCGCGCGTCCTATCCCGGGTCCTGGGTCGCTTCGACCCGCGGGACCCCCTTTCGCCCGCCCGCGACGTGCTCCACGCCGTTTCCGGCGACGAAGATGCCGAGCACCATCGCCACCCCGTCGAGCACCAC